CATAAGGAGCGTTGCTTTTACGCAGTAGTGATGTGATTGTTTGCCCTTTAGCATTACACACCCAACAATGCCACTTTTGTGTTAAGAGATTGACTTGTAATTTCTTCTTGTAGTGGTTACAAAATGGACATTGGTAACTAGCTTCACCGCTGTTGTGACCTATACTTGATCCCAAAAAACCATCTAACACACTCTTTGCTTGTAATATGTTTAGCGTCATACTATACTATACGGAGTTTTTTACAATTAAAAAACTATTTAAACCAATCTGTTGGTATATCTTTGTCTGCAAAATAAAAATCGTACTTGTTACACCAGTCGGCGTAGGTAGTTTTTGATCCTTTTCTAATCTTTGCTTTAGAGTTTTGAAAAATAAATCGAATGTCTAGTTCGGGAAATTGTTGTTTTATTAACAAATGCTTTTTGCGGTCTGCTAAAACAAATCGTCCTTTTGTTTCTATAAAGGTACCATTAGGTAGTCGGAAGTCTGGAGTATATGTGTGTTTTGTTTGCGGTTGAATATAGTTTATTTTATGTTGTTCATACTCTCCACTAATACCTTTTGCTTTTAGTTTGCTATCTAAATCCTCCTCTAATCCACTTCTATAACCGTTTTTAACGGCTGCTTGTCTTTTTGTATAACTTTTTTTTACCATAAACTATCTATCAATTCTTACAATAATTGTTGTATCTACATTATTTGGTAATTGTACTGGTGTACTCATTTTTCCAATTGCAACAAGCCTAAAGTAGTCGTCGTATAGCCCAATAGTTGTTACAAAAGGATTGAACATAGATCCAGTTGCAAAAGATCTAAATACGTATTGATTTTTTGATGGACTATACTCTTGTAAAGTTGGGTTTGTACTTCTAGTAAATTCACCAGGACCTATTGTGCATGAAATTTCTGTTTCCCAAATAGTATGAGTACCTCTTGCGCTTACTGTGTTGATTGTTGCATTTCTTGATGGTATAGACGTTAATACCATCATTCCGTGATTATAAAAAACATTACCAATTACTGTATTGCCAACTCCTAAAGTATGATGTAGTATTTTAGTTTCGTTTGCGCTTAGTGCTTTTTTATAAAATTTTATATTATCAATGTACCCATTAAACCCACGAGTTATTCCATTTTCAGTATAATTGTAGTTGTTTCCTATATATACGTCTGCAAGATTTCCACAAATTGAATCAGGTAGTGTACACACCTTTGCATCTATAGAGCTAGAAAAATTACTATTAACATGCAGTGTTACTGCCGATCCTGATGGTGATGCTACAGATGATACTGCAATTTGGTATAGGTTTCCTGGAAGAATTTGTGCACTACTAGTAACCATAAAAACACTATCTCCACCTCCTTTTTCAAAAGCAATTTTGTTGGACTGTGAAACATATGATATTCTATATGGAAACTGATTAGTTACTGGTTGTGAGTATATATTTCCATTTTCATCAACTTGTAGTTCTTCTGCTGGCCCGTGTTTTGTTGCTAGAACTGATCCAGACGGATGTGTTGGATACTGTGTTGGACTAATCATCATGTTAATTGAAAAATCCGAATTAAAAAAATTAAAGGCTGTAGCGTAATCCTTAACTTGTTCTGCTTTTACGGTTATATTGGATTTAGAGCTCGATTGAAATAGCATCATTGCTCCCATTAATGCCATATCAGGTTGTGTTGTTGGAAATGTTACGCTTATATTACTATACTGCGCTTTTGTTTGCCAATCACTCCTACCTTGTATACTATCAAAACTTACGTTTCCAACATCAGTGTATTTGTATATGTCATCAATAGGCCATTCACCAACTGTAGATGCGTCTATTGATGAGGTGTAGTTTGTATCACTTGAACCGACAAATGCCCCACCAACACTACCGCTATACGGTGATCTTAGTCCACTTCCAGAGATTACTAAGTTACCATGAAAATCATCAACTATATTCCAAACGCCGGCTACAGATTGTGTAACGCTTGAGCCGGTTTGTTGAAAAACACTATACGACCAGCTTACGTTTATATCTACCGAGCCTGGAAGTATTGCTTCTCCAAATTTAGATTGTGGCATACTAATAACTGTTGCATAGTCTTCTAGATATCGAAACTGTGCGTTAATATTCCCACTTCCAAAAGATGCTTTATTGTTTGTATAAAAGTCTCTATAGTATAGGTGGTCAAGTGATCTATGAACAACTCTTTGAAACTTTCCATTAGCTGTAGTAGGCTCAGTTGCCTCAAAAGCAATGTTAAGTTGATCAAATGTATCTTTTAATGGATCTTCGCGTAGGTAGTTTGATTTTGGATTATAATCTGCCTTATATACGGTATATACTGATCCGCTAAGGTTATTTACAATAACATCAGGCCACAACTTGTACGTTCTAAATGGGGTTATACGAACGTCAGATCTATCAAGACTCTTAAAAACTCCTGCCATTTAATATAAATATAGATGATAAAAGAAACCCTCCTTGATGAGGAGGGCTTTGTGTTTTTATAAAATAAAACCTATTAATAATCTAGTTTTACCTTTATAAGTGCTTCACGATTGAATCCTTTAAGTAATGGACGACTTAATTTAGCTACAGCCACTAATCGATTTGCATCGTCATACATTCCAATACTTGTTATATATACGCTTGGATTACGAACCATACTGTCGTGTAAAAAAGTGCCAGATGATCCAGTTACAAAAGTTGGGTTATTTGAAAAGTTAAATTGTTTATTTGTAACTCGTACAAAATAATGAGTTGAAGTTACCTTTTCTTCGCTTCTTGCTAAGAAGTGAGATGAACCACTTATACGAGCCGACATTGTAACGTGATTTCTTGGTTGAGTTAAAGCTGCTCCTAAAGTAGCTGAACTACCTTGATTAAAATTTATACCTAAACCACCAGCACTAGCAGCACCCTTGAGTTTAGTTGCATTAAATACTACTAAGCCTTGATCTGGATAAAATAATCCATACTGAATAGCTGATTGTGTTACTCCTCCGGATCCACTATAAACTCCAAATACACGTCCTGCTGAATTAATGTTTGGACTGTCGCCCGCTCCACTTGCATCAATAAACGTACTATAGCTAGTGTTCCAGTTAGTTGGTCCTGATCCACTTCCTAGCCTAAGCTCCCAATTTCCTGGATCTACTTTTTGTCGGAAGCGTGCTCGTGCCAAATTAATTACAACAATATCGTCTGGGTTATCTGGTGTCGTAGTTCCGTTTTGAAATGTAAAAACTGTATCAGTTGGTGGCAATAGCATGTTGCGATACTGCGAGTATATTGCTCTTGTTGGTGTATCGTTTGAGTTTTGTCCAGTTGTGTTTACGTCACCATAAGAACCACTACCCTTTCTATGACCATAAGCAACAGCAAACTGCACTTGTGCATTTGGATCTGTTTGAGGATTGCGGTGATGTACATTAACAAAATAGTCGCCTGATTGTGATAACTGAGCTGTTGATGTAAAAAACCCAATTCCGCTAGCGTATGATTGCGAAAATGGATTCATATTCTCTGACCAAATAGGTTGAGATACTGTTTGAATATCTCCAGGGACTATATCGTCGTTGGTAAAATATTTATATACTTCTGCCATGGTTGTGTTTGTTATTTTTTGTAGTTATTATCCTTTTGTAAGTGGTAATGATGACTGAATGTCTAATGCTGTGAAGGTTGATGGTGTAATTGTTATTGATATTGTTTTAAATCCACCAGTTTCATTACCAATAATTGTTAATAATGCTCGTCGGACAGCTATTCCTGATTGCGGCTTTGCTTTGATAACAAACTTTGAACCGGTTCGCAGTACTGTTTTTCCTGCTGTTGTGATTGCAGTGGTCTCATCATCTAAGAAGCTAGTCATGCTTGTACTATCAACCATTGCTGGATTCATAGACACAGCTTTCGGTCCTTTCATCATAGACACTTGTCCATCTGAAGCCACCTCTAAAGATGCAACAGTATCATCGCTCAGTATAGCTGTATATCCTGCTTGTTGGTTTGCGCCAGCTAGGTTTAGCGTATTAGGTGTTACTGTTACTGACTGCACTAAAGATGATAATGTTATTGATTCTGGGTTTACACTAATGACTGGAATACCTATAACATCCTTTGGTAACGTTAGTAGTTTATATCGCATCATTTGTGATTCGTCTGGTAATGCTTCAAGTATTGGCATATTTTCAATTACAGCTCCATAGTAGTTTGTTCCTAACGTGTGTGCTGGATTCCATAGGTCATAATCTATTTCGTCGTCAGAGAGTGCAAATTTAGTTATATTTAATCTACCACCCGTAGCTAACAATTGTCTACCTTTATTTGTTAATATTGCATCGACTGTTACTGTTGTATTATCTAAGT